CAAGATTACATTTTAGACCCATTAACCGCATCATCTTTGAACCGGCCATTTACCCAATTAACTATGGTATCTAATACCGAAACCTGGCCAATATTCCCAGGGCTAACACAAAATGGATTACGCCCAGGTGTGCAAGTAACTGCAAGATGGGGCTGGCCGTCAGTACCGGATGATATAAATATGGCCTGTTTAATTCTTACCGCTGATCTATACAAGCGTAAAGATGCACCGGGTGGAATATTAGGATTAGGTGATTTAGGCGTTGTAAGAATGTCCCCATTAGGTAGAGATGTAACTGCAATGGTCAGAGCTTACAAAAAAGAAGTAGTTGCATGATCCCAAGTACAGTTAGAGATAATCTAAAAACTGCACTTCAAGCAATAACCGGATTGCGTGTATTTGATTATGTGCCTGATTCTACAAACATACCAACCAACAATGCTTTTGCAATAGTCGGTCAATTGTCTATGAATTATGACTTTACATTAAACAGAGGATTTGATTCAGCAACATGTCAGATCATTGTTGTAGTGGGTAGAATGAGTGAAAGAAATGGGCAGGAAAGATTGGATGGGCTAATTGCTTCATCCGGTTCAACTTCAATTAAAGCCGCCGTTGAAGTTGATAAAACTTTAGGTGGTGCTGTACAAACGCTAAGGGTTGTGTCTGCATCCCCTGGAACAATAACATCCGCTAATATTGATTACCTAAGTTATCAATATTCAGTAGAGTTGATAGGTTAGTAAGAGAGGAAAACTATGGCCATATTTATGGGTAATAAAGTTTCAGTGATTGTAGGAACAACTACTATTACTGATCATGTCAGCACCGTAAGTCTTGCACGCGAGATTGATCAAGTAGATATCACCGCGATGAACGATCAGGTACAAAACATGATAGGTGGGGTTGAACGCCCGACACTGAATCTAGAACTTTACAATGATTTTGCTTCATCATCAGTAAACTCATTGTTTGAAGATGCACTAGGTACAAAACTTAACATTAAGTTAATTCCAGTATCCGGTACTGTATCTGCCACCAATCCAAGTTACACAATGTCATGCTTGATTTCATCATGGACACCTATTAACGGTGCTGTTGATGCGGTAGCAAGCGTGTCTATCTCAATTCCGGTAACTGCACTAACAAAATCAACAAGCGCGTAATAAGAAAAGGGTGGGACAATGCACAAGATTGAAATTGTTAAAAAGGATGGTAAGAAAGTAACCTATGATCTTACGCCGTCTGCAAAGGTGGCCTTTGAAGCCGAATTTAAAACAGGTTGGCGTAAGAGATTAGGTGAACTACAAATGGAATCTGATTTGTGGTGGTTTGCTTGGCGTTTAGAAAAAGATGCCGGTAAAACAGAACTTCTTTTTGGTGATGATTACATCAATCAATATTCAGATATTGATTTGGTTTATGATTCAAAAAATGGATAGACCGCCACGGCCAAATTTACGAAATCGCATCTGTGGCGGTAAGTACCGGAATTAGCCCCAAAGATTTATTAGAGGTTGATCCAGCGATTTATTCAGCAATTAAAGCCATCTTGCAAGAACGCTATTACAACAACAAGAAGGCAACAGTTAGGCGGAAATAATGCAACCTAAGTATGCAGGATTGCCTGGGCGTACTAGATCATTAGCCGCAGTGCCATCTATCTATGTTGAAAATTTAGATGAACTAATGGCGACTATGAAAAACATAGAACCTGATTTACATAAAGAATTTAGAAGGGAATTAACTAAGGCTGTAAAGCCTGTGGCAAAATTGGCACAAAGTTTTGTACCATACTCACCATTTCCAGGATGGCGTGATGTTGAACCATCATATCCATCTACATGGGGATGGGCTAATGATCAAGTACATAGGGGTAGAACCTTTGGTGAAAGTAAAAGAAGCCGTTGGAAATGGTCACAAACAGAAGTTATACGCGGCATAAGAGTTAGCGCGGCTAAAACTAAAGTTCAAAGAGTTAAAGGCACTACATTTTCTGTAACTGCATTAGCCGTAATTAACAAATCTGTACCAGGTATAATTTATGAGTTAGCAGGATTTGGTACATCAAAATCAAGAAGTAAAACTAGGCGTATTAGTCGTAACCCAAATGCTAGTGAATCTTTTATTGGTAAATTGCAAGGTACTGCTAATTCAGGTGCATATAAAGAAAAAAGATTGATTTACAGGGCATCACAACAATTAGGTGGGCAAGTAAATGATAATCTATACGGTGTGCTTAAAAAATATCTAGGCGAAAAATTTAGGGGTTAAACATGGCATTAAGTCAGTATGTTGCAATTAACTTCCTTACTAAGTTTGATAAAAAAGGTTTAGAGCGTGCCACAAAAGAATTAAAAGGTTTTGATAAGGTAGTTGCAACTGGCGCATTTAGATTAAAGACTTTTGCTAAAGCCGGTGGAATAGCCGCCGCCGCAGGCATGGCTATATTTGCAAAAAATTCTATACAAGCCGCTTTAGCCCAGGAAAGATTAGACAAACAATTACAATTGACCTTAAGAAGCATTGGGCAAGAGTTTGAATTGCCAGGTGTTAAAACATTTATAGCGGATTTACAACGCGCTACAAACATTACAGAAGATCAATTAGTTCCTGCCTTGCGCCAACTAATATCTCAAACCGGTGATTTACAAATATCACAAACATTATTAAATAAAGCATTAGATATTTCAGCCGGCACTGGGGCTGATTTAGGTACTGTTCTTGATGCCGTAAATAAAGCGGCAGTGGGTAATTACAAATCAATAGCCGCTTTAGGTGTTGGATTTACAGCCGCAGAAGCCAAATCAATGGGCTTTGTTGAGTTGATGCAGAATTTAGATAAGTACGCCGGATCAGCCGAAGCACAAACTAAAACATTTGCAGGCCAATTAAAATCATTTCAAGTTAGTGCAGGCGAAGCAACTGAAACATTGGGTCAAGGATTTATTACAGCCGCATCTTTAATAGCAACTGGATCAGATCAATTAGATGTATTTGGTTACAAATTAGAAAATGTTGCAACTCAATTCAGTGATATTATGGTTGGTACATCTAAATCTTTTGGTGATAAAGGATTAGGTGGATATTTAGATGTTGCCATTGTTTTACTAGAAGGACTAGTTGGTGAATCAAGTAAATTACAACAATTAGAAAAAGATGGTATTAAGTTAAGGCAAGAACGCATATTAAAAGAACAAGGTTTATATGGCGTATCCGGTACAGTTCTTAGTGAACTTCAAAAACAAGGAAAATCATCAAAGAAGCAATTAACCTATGCTGAAATGTTAAAGAAAATTCAGGCTGATATTTTGGCTAGGGACAAAAAAATAACGGCTGAAAAAACAGCACAACAAGCATTAGACAAAAAGAAGAATGAACTAGCCGCTATGTTTGATATTGATAAAATCAATTTACAAGTTGCGCTTAGCCGTAAATTATCCGGTGAGGATGAGTTACGCGTAAAACTATTACAAAAATTATCTGATGGCACAAAAGCCGCCGTTGATGAAGCGGCAAGATACGCAGATGTATTAAAGGTTATTGAGGATGGACAAATTACTACTGCCGAAGTTGAATCATTGGCTAAAAAATGGGGTATCACTACTGCCGAAGTTTTGCTTTATTTAAGAGTTTTATTTTCTGCTAATGATGAACTACGCAAGATGTTGGCATTATTAGATGAAATAAATAAAAAGAAAACAACACCTACTACTGCCTTAACAATGACCGATCCTGGTTATTTTACAGATTTGGGTAAAAAATTAGTTGGCACAATTGGTTATACCGGAATGACGGCGGCAGAAATTACGGCAGAAAGATATAAGGAAAGCGGTGCGGCAAGGCGTGGCATACCTTTAATGGCAGAAGGTGGAATTGTAACTAGGCCTACACTTGCAATGATTGGTGAAGCCGGATCAGAAGCGGTTATACCATTAGATAAAATGGGTAGCATGGGTACTACTGTTAATGTAAATGTAGCCGGATCGGTTATATCAGAAGGCCAATTACAATCTGTAATTCAGGATGCTTTGTATAACCTAAATAGATCAGGTGCAGTAACTCAATTAACTAATTTAGGAAGATAATGCCAGCCGCAATATTTAAGGCCGAAATTGATTTTTCAAATGGTGCATCTTTTGATCCAGCCTTAATTTTAGATGATCCCGCAACACCTTTAGATTCATCAGTATTAGGCACTGCCGCCGCAGATGTAGTAGATATAACATCTCTTGTAACTCAATGTTATATTCGCCGTGCTTTTAACAGATCATCAGATTCATTTACAGGTGGTACGGCACGCATTACATTTGTGGATGAAACAGGTCAATTCAATCCAGCCAATACCGGTTCTAGTTTATACGGCAAGATTAAACCTATGCGTAAGATTCGCTTTACGGCAGAATATTTAGGCACAACATATAACTTAGGTTCTATGTATGTACAAGAATGGAATTATCAAAGCCCTACTGGATTTGATCCAGCCTATGTAACCTTATCTTGCGTAGATGGATTTCAGTTACTCAACTTAACAACTATTACATCCGTTAGCGGTGGCACTGCCGGACAAACAACAGCCCAAAGAATTACAAGTTTGTTGGATTCCGGTGATTGGCCAGGTGGTATGCGTGATATTTCAACTACTGCAACTACAACAGTTCAGGCAGATGATGGATCATCAAGATCATTATTGGGTGCGTGTCAGATTGTAGAGGGTACAGACCTGGGCGCGTTCTATATGGATCAACGCGGTTACGCAAAATTCTTATCACGCAATGACATCATAGTTGCATCAGGTGGCACATTAACTGAGTTCAGTGATGTACCAGGATCAGGTGATATTACCTATCAGGCAGTTGAATTTGACATTTCAGATTATCAAATGATTAACAAAGTAACAGTTACGCCAACAGGATTAACTGGTCAAACTGCCAGCGATACCGCAAGCATTGATGATTATTTTCAACATAGCCGGGTAAGAAATGGCATCATGCAGACAGAATTAGATGCGCAAAATCAGGCAAGAATGATCATTGCATCCCGAAAAGAACAAGGCGTGGATATTCAACTTAATTCATTAACAGTTGATGCCTATGGTGAAAACGATCCAAGCCGAGTAGTGGCCGCTTTAAATTTAGATATGTTTGACCCAATCCAGGTTACTCAAACCTTACCGGCAGGCAATGTGGTTACAGATAGCGTAATTTCAGGCCTTACCTATCAGATAACACCAAAATCTTTTTTAGTAACCTTTACTTGCGCGATACCCTTTGCATCAGGTTTTTTGCTAGACTCTACCGTTGATGGAATTTTAGATGAAGATTCTTTGGCTTATTAGGGAGTATAGATAAATGGCAACCTTTTCCGTTGGTCAAGTTTTAACGGCGGCTCAAATGAACTCTATCGCCAACCTAAGCGTTAGAGCAGTTACGGCTACATCAGATACTTTGGTGCTTACAGATGCCGATAATAAACTTATTACTTATTCAAATACCGGTACAACCACAATTACAGTGCCACCTTATTCAAGCGTGGCAATGACTACCGGATCAGTTGTTAATGTTATTAAAATTGGATCAGCCGGTACAGTATCTATTACACAGGGTGCAGGTGTAACTATTGCTTCAAGTGGTGCAGTATCCACTAATCCAACAATTACAAGTCAATTTAAAGCCGCAAGTTTAATTAAAGTCAGTACCGATTCCTGGTATATCGTTGGTGGCATTGCCTAATGTCTTTGATTCTTGGGATTTTAGATAGCGGTGGTGCGGCGGCAGGTGCGGCAGGTTCTTATGAATCTATTGCAACTGTAACCGTTGGATCAGGTGGTGCGGCATCGGCTACATTTAGTTCTATACCTGCAACCTATACGCATTTACAAATTAGATGTATTGCAAAATGGACTTATTCAGGTACAGATCAATCAAACATAAGTATTGCTTTTAATGATGGCGCTAACTATCGTTATCATGTTTTAAGAGGTAACGGTAGTACTGTTGCTTCGGCTACTGGAACAGGTTATGCATACCTTCAAACTTTTATACCTTCGGGTAGGGCAGATACTTTTGGTGTTTCTATTATAGATATACTGGATTACGCCAGTACCACAAAAAATAAAGTAGCAAGAGCATTAGGTGGATATGATGCCAACGGTTCAGGTTGGATTGCTTTGAGTTCGGGTGCAAGTTTTAATACACCCGCTATTACTTCAATTACTTTAGCACCCGATAGTGATGCTTGGGGCGAACTTAGCCAATTTGCATTATACGGAATTAAGGGATCATAATGACAGCCACCTATGAAAAAATAGCAACGCAAACTTTAGGCACTGCGGTATCAACAGTTACTTTTAGTTCTATTAGTAGCGCATATACTGATTTAGTCATAATTTTTAATGGTAATTTAAGTGCTGCCGCAACTTGTTTTTTAAGATATAACAATGATTCAAGTAGTAATTATTCTCAAACCGACATGATTGGTAACGGTACTAACCCAGTAAGTCAAAGAAGGTCTAACGCTACAGGTTTCAGATTATATGATGTAGATGCTAGTAGTAATCCTATTAATATTTTAATTTTTAACATAAACAATTACTCAAAAACTACGATTTACAAAACTACAATATCAAGAAGTGCAGATTCAGGTGGCGAAGTAGGCGCAGGTGTTTCTCTATGGCGCAATACTGCCGCTATAAACAGATTAGATTTTGTTACAGGCGCAGGCAATTGGGCAATTGGTTCAACCTTTACTATCTACGGAATTAAGGCGGAATAATGGCTACTACATATACTTTAATTTCAAGTGTTACGGTTGGTAGTGGTGGTGCGGCTTCAATGTCCTTTAGTACTATACCTCAAACTTATACAGATTTGAAACTTGTTTGGACAGGTCGCTCGTCAAGTGGCGGTAACAATTATGATGTTCCAAATGTGACAATTAATAATCAATCCGCAGCAACTAATAGATATTTATTAGGTACTGGTAGTGCGGCCTCATCAAGTACAGATGGTTCTAATGTGTATGGTGGGGTAATAGTTGGTTCAGGTGCAACTGCCTCTACTTTTTCAAACTGTGAAATATATTTTCCTAATTATACAAGCACTACAAATAAATCAGTTTTAATAGATAGTGTAAGTGAAAACAATTCAACTCCCGCTTTGACTTTATTTATTGCTGGCTTATTTACGACTAGTACAGCAATTAATACCATAACTATAAGTGGTTCAGTTAATTTTGCCGAATACTCATCTGCTTATTTATATGGAATATCCAACGCCTAAGAAAAGGAAAACAAATGACTAACAAAATCGTAGTAGATTGCTCAACAGGTGAGGTGCAAGAGATTGCATTAACGGCTGAGGAAATTGCAGAGCGTAAGGCTATGGCCGAACAATACGCTACACAAAAGGCAGAAGAAGAAGCACAAAAGGCGGCTGATGCAACAGCCAAATCTGCCTTGTTAAAAAAGTTAGGCATAACCCAAGAAGAAGCCCGGTTATTGCTTTCATAAGCATGTAAATAATGGCAACGATCAGAGAACTCACTAGCCCTAATGGATGGCCGGCTAGTGAGGATCGTAAGGCGTTAGGCATTGAAACTTTTACAATACCAGGTACAAAAATTAAATTTGCATGCGCCAAAGCCGTTGCACCCTTACTTGTTAATTTTGCTAAAGAATTTCATGAGTTAGTAGAACCCATTGATCAAGGCCAGTTAGATGATTGGGGTTATGCTTTCCGCATGACCAGGGGATCAGAAAAGATATTAAGTAATCACTCATCCGGCACTGCTATTGACCTAAATGCAATTAAACATCCTTTGGGCAAGTCAAATACATTTACCAGGGAACAAAGCAATATGATTATCCTGTTAATAACTAAATACGGTTTAGCCTGGGGCGGCAATTACAAGAAGCGTAAAGATGAAATGCACTTTGAGATTGCGTTAAATCAGAATCAAGTTAAAGAAAAAATAAAACAGTTAGGATTAAAATGAAATTAGATAAGAAGAAAAAAGAAATTCTCAAGTCATATCTAAGAAGCGTTGCGGTGGCAACTGTTACAACAGCATTGGCATTAGTCGCTGATGTTCGCCCTGAACTGGCAATTTTAGCCGGTGCAATAGTAGCCCCTTTATTGCGTTACCTTGATCCGCAAGATCAAAAATTTGGCGTAAATAGCAAATGACCGCAAATGATTGGATGGCATTAGTCGTATCTATTGTCACAATAATTGGATCATTCATTGCTTCAGTGCGTTGGCTGGTAAAGCATTATCTAAGTGAGTTAAAGCCTGATGGCAACGGTGGCCATAACTTAGAAGGCCGGGTTGCACGCATAGAAGAAAAGTTAGACACGCTTTACCAAATTCTCATATCTAAGTAATAAGTCAGCCCTATCCCTTACCCTATTGCCATGAAGATGTGCGTGGTTGTACCCAGTAGGGGTAGGCCTGAAAATGCCGAACGGTTAGCACAGGCATTTAAGGATACCGGTGCAGAAGCCGACCTTTACATTGTTATAGATAATGATGATCCTAAATGGAATGAGTATGCCAAAAGTGAGAACTATAAAAAATTACCGGCGGATAATAAAACAGGTGGTTGTGCTAAATCTCTTAATACCGGTGCAGTTCTTCTTTTGGATATTACTAAATATCCTTTATATGATTATTTTGTTTTCATGGGTGATGATCACCTTCCTAGAACGCCGGGTTGGGATAAAGCCTTTATTCAGGCGTTAGGCAGTAACACTGGAATAGTTTATGGTGATGATTTGTTACAAGGTGCGAATCTACCAACAGCCTATGGCATGACAAGAGATTTAGTTAATGAACTACGCGGTATGACATTTCCAGGTTGCGTACATCTATTCTTTGATAACTTTGTAAAACAATTAGGCCTAGATTTAGAATACCTAAAGTATTTACCTGATGTAATTATTGAACACATGCACCCAGTAGCCGGCAAGGCTGAAATGGATGAAGGTTATGAAAGAGTTAATCAACCTAAATGGTATGAAAAAGATTTGCTAACACTACAAAGATATTTATCAGATATGGAATATGCGGAGTTAGTAAGAAAATTTAGATGAATATATTGATCACTGGATCACATGGCTTTGTTGGTCGCGCTTTTAGGCGTGCTTTACCTAATGCCAATCTAACCTTAGTAGATTTGAAGGCTGGTATTGATTGTCGTAAGTTTTTTCAGTTAGAGAAAAAACAATATGATCTTGTAATTCATTTAGCCGCTTTAGTTGGTGGCCGTATGATGATTGAAAATGAACCATTGGCATTAGCGGTTGATCTAGCCATTGATGCTGAATTTGCTGGTTGGGCTATGAGAACTGAACAACCTTATGTTGTTTATTTTTCATCATCAGCCGCTTATCCAACTGATCTACAAACCTTATCTAAGAAGCGTAAGTTAAAAGAAAAAGATATAAATTTTAACAAAATAGGCAGGCCTGATATGTCCTACGGTTGGTCAAAACTAACCGGTGAAATGTTAATGAACTATTTGCGTGAAGAAGGTACAACTGTATTAACGCTTAGACCATTTAGCGGATATGGCACTGATCAAGATTTAGATTATCCATTTCCTGCAATTATTCAACGCGCAATAATGAACCGTAACCCATTTGAGATATGGGGTAAGGCAACTACTACTAGAGATTTTATACACATTGATGACATAGTAGATGCAGTAATTGAGATGGTTAAAAACAACTGCAATCAAACAATCAATCTATGCACAGGCAGGGCTACAACATTTTTAGATTTAGCAGTTATGGCTTTGAATACCCTGGGATATGAGAAAACACCTGCCAAGCGATTCAAAATATTAACCGACAAGCCGGCAGGTGTCGCCTATCGCGTTGGTGATCCTAGTATGATGAGCGATTATTACACGCCGAAGATTAGTCTTGAAGAAGGTGTTGAAAGAGCAATACGCGGAATTGTCTGATCTGAAATTGGTGGTTATGGCTACTAAGAAACCTAGAAAAGCACCACAGCGTAGGCGGCGTGCGCCACGCAAGGCTGAAGCATTGAGCAAATTAGAAAATCATTACATAACATTAAATGAACTTTTCCGGGCGGCCAAGTCTGCCGGTTTTAGCCATGAAGTTGCATTTTGGTTAATAACAGAACCCGGTGCATCAATGCCTGATTGGATCAATCCAGGAAATCAACCCACTGAGATCATTCCCCGAATTGATCCAACAGAAGATGAGGATAACGATTAAGCGAGATAAATCATTTAATGCTAAATATTTAGTAGTCAGTGACTTGCAAGTCCCATTTCAATTTACAGAAGCGGTCAATAACTTAAAAAAATTGGTGAAGGCTTTTAAGTTTGATTTAGTTCTTAATGTTGGTGATGAAATGGATTTCAATACCATTTCAAGGTTCAGTGATGGCAAGGCTGAATCATTTATGCAGACCCTTGATGAAGATCGTACTACCTGCCAAAACATTCTTTATGATCTAAAAACTGATGTGGTTAGCAGATCAAATCATTCCGATAGATTGTATAAATCTTTACAACGCATCCCAGGGCTTATGGGATTACCTGAGTTACAGTATGCAAATTTTATGGGTTTTGATGATCTTGGAATTTATTATGCAAAACAGCCTTATGCGATACCCGGTACTAACTTTGTACTGTGTCATGGGGATGAAGGGGTCATATCTAATATTGCCGGTCAGACCGCGCTGAATCTTAGTAAAAGGTGGGGCAGAAGTGTTGTGTCGGGTCACACGCACAGGCTTGGCTACACATGTGCTTCAGAAGCCTTTAATGGCCGTTTAGAGCGTGTTTTAGTGGGTATTGAGTGTGGTCATACATGTGACCTAAAAAAGATGTCCTATACCAAAGGCTACGCCAATTGGCAGGCTGGGGCAGTAATCATCCATATCAAGCGTGGCAATGTAAGCGCAGAGATGATTCCGTTCAATGTTGATGGGTCATTTGTGGCTATGGGTAAGGCCTTTGGGTGATCTAAATCACATAACACGCCGTGCCTGGCAATTGCATTTGTCAGTACCCTAGTGTTTAATTGCATTTGTAAACGCAATTGACCAGGAAGGGTTAATTATGAAACATGCAGTTAGCATCAAAGAAGTACGAAAAATTATTACAGATAATGATTTAAATGTTACAGCATCAAAAAGTGGTAGCGGTGAAATAACTGTTTACTCACATTTTCCATCAGATGTACCTGCCTTAGCGGTTATGTTAAGAAATAGAAATATCGTTATAGATTTAACTAAAACTGCAAGTGGTAAATATCTTGGCAGTATTTGTACAAGATATAAATTGCAAGAGGCAAGATAATGAAACTTACAAAGAATCAGTTTGAAGGTTTAACAGAAGCCCAAATGGAATGGTCAGGTGAAACAGATTGGTTAAGTCAAAAAGATCGTTTTGAAGATTCAATTTGTTGGTCACATAAGTTTATTTACTGGGTAGAAAATTACGCATCAGTTATATTGGCTACTGAGTATCTACGCCAAAACCGGTTTGATTACAGTATCTCTTTTGATAATGCAATGAGCCAATATTGTTTTACAACTGATTATGCAGGCTCATGGGTGAACGCATGAACGCATTAGCCTATGCAGAAAAAGGTTGGTGGGTTCTACCACTTAAACCACAATCTAAAGAACCATGTAGATTTTTAAGGCATGGATACTTGGATGCTAGTAATGATAAATCAATGGTTAAAAAATGGTTTAAGGATGATCCTGAATTAAATATTGGCCTAGCCATTGTGCAATCAAATCTTGTAGTTTTAGATTTTGATATACGCAATATCTCATCAAGAATATTATGGGAACAATACCGCCGGATATGTGTGACATCTAATACACACACAGTTAAAACAGATAACGGCTATCACTTCTATTACCTTGCCGATCAAACAAAGCAATTCAAAGGCAAGTTAATACCAGGTATAGATATTAAACACAAAGGTTATGTTGTGTTGCCACCATCCATACATCCCAACGGCACTGTTTATCAAGTGATAAATGATGTTGATCCGGTTGAATTACCGGCTGAACTAGAAAAGGTAATGAGTTGGAATTAGTCAAATATGACAAACAAAGCGGTGCTTATGTTGATGAAAAGCGTAAGCACTTCATTAAGGCTTCTTTGATCCGCCAACATGCCAAAAAATCAATTGGTGCTAGGCAGATTAGAGGAAGGCTATCAGCCAAAATGGTTGAAGCCTATTGGTTAGACAAGTTCAAGGAAGTGGTGAAATATGAACTCTGAAATATATGGGTGGTTGATAACAATTACCTTATTTACATTAGTGGCACTATTGATTGGTGTTACTTGGATGGTCGCAGTTGAAAATGGCTACGACAAAGGATTTAAGAGTGGCTACAAGCGCGGCTTACAGGATGCCAAACAATCAAGTGTAAAGGTGGAAAAATTTACAGTTAGAACACACCCATCAATGCGCCAAAAGATGCTTGAAGCCGACAATGAATACTTAATGGAAAAGGTTGTTAATCTTTGGGATAAGGAAAATAGATAATGAACATGAACGATTATGTTGATGTGGCTGAAAGAATAGCGCAACTAAAAGAAGCCTATCCTGAAGCATCATTACAACCTTACAATCCTAATAAGCCTTATGACATTGTGCAGGTAGAAGGTAAAACCTATGTGGTTTATACCGCCGCTTGTTATCGTGATCCACATGATGTAAGGCCTGGGGTTGCATGTGCCTGGGAACAAATACCAGGTAAAGGTATGACCGCAGGTAGTGAACTTATGATTTGTGAAACCTCTGCCTGGGGGCGCGCTATTGTTGCGGCCATGAAATCTGCTACAAAGCGGATTGCATCTAAGCAAGAAGTAATGGCATCTAAGGCAAGGCAATCCTGGGCTGTTACACCTAATCAATCTTTAGATTCAGAATTGCTATCTAGGCCAGTTGAACCTGAAGCACCTATTATCTATGGCAGACCCGGTTCAAAGTCAGCGTTGATGGAAAGGGTATTGCGTGATTCTTTTGCAGAAGATAAAGCGCAAGTAGCACAACCTGTACCCATGAACTTAGATCAGGTAGTTGATGCAGTTGCAACTAGCACACCGGCAGTTCAATATTGTGAACATGGCGAGATGGTTCTTAAAACCGGAATTGCCAAAGGTCGGGGTACGCCGTACTACGGTTACACATGCCCTAAAGGATGCGCCGCTAGGTGGGCAGTTATGTCAAAAGATGGCAAGTGGTATTACCCGGATTCCAACAATGGGTGATATGGAAATGATTGGGGCTGATGGGGTCAGAGCCACCTTTACAGATAATGGTGTTGAGTTAGACATAGTGCCGCTTAACCAATGCTGTGAATGGTGTAATGATCCCAGGATGCTTAACATCAACGGTGTACGCAAGTGTGCCGGCTGTGGCTGTGTTAATCACATAGAATATAAAACGCATGAGTAAATTTGATTATCACAAAGCCATGCGTGAGGGTCATGGCTACAATTTATATGTAGCCGACCTATTACAACACTTTGGTGTGCCAAAGGTTGATGTGCCTGCATTTTCAATTGCTACAACCCATGATCAGATAAGGGATAAAACCTTAAATGAGAAGGATGTAATAGTTGATGATTTGGTGTTAGAGATCAAGAGTAGTAGCCGATCTTTCACCAATGCTGATGATTTTCCATTTAACCCAGTAATGATTGATACGGTGAGTGGTTATGATAACAAGATTATCAAACCATTTGCCTATGTAATGATTAGCCAAATTACCCAGGGTGTCTTTGTAATACCTACATCTACTAAGTATGATTGGACAATTCGGACATACTGGGATGCAGAAAGACAAATTGAAGATCAGTTTTACCTGGTAAAGAAGCGACACTGCCGACCATTTATAGAGATGGTTGATGTACTGTTAGAGAGAGCCAATGAGCGAACCAATCAGATGCAATAAATGTGGTAACTGGATTATCAATAATGAACCTTGTTATATCTGTTACCTAATTACAAGAACACAAAAAAGATTAAGTTAGTGTGTTATAGATCACATCTCATATATTGAGATAGATTTAGGAGTTACGCTAAAATGATTTGCAACTGTATGTTAGGCTCTAGTAAGCATTTGCCCCAAAGGCAAAAACGCGAACCCCGTAGGGGTGAGTTCGCGAGGTGCTGGCGATTCGGGATAACTCTATGTTTATTTGTAACATTATCCTTTGATATAGGTGTATCTGATACTTACAAACCTACACACTATAAACAATATATTTTAATGACATTAAATGATTTAGATCAGACTTATTGTTTGATAGACCTGTATTCAAAAGAGAATAGTCAATGGAATCCAAAAGCCCGGAATGGTAGTCATTATGGGATACCGCAGGGCAGATCAAAATACCTAAAGAACGCAAGTGGGATAAAGCAAATTCAATGGGGTGTGCGTTATATTGGTGCAAGGTATGGTTGGATAGATGAAATAAATCAAATACCTAATGCGTGTGCCGCATGGGATCATTTCAAGAAGAAGGGGTGGCATTGAAAGATACAGAGAAAATTACAATAGGGGTTACATCACCTGGTTATGTAGTTACAGACTTTATGACAAGCATTTTAGATGTTGCTAGATCACAAAAACAGTTGGGTCAATTTATATCATTGCAAGGCTCAGGTGTTATTAGTAGGTTACGCAATCAGATTGTTGCAACCTTTCTAGAAAAAACAACAGATGATTGGCTATTGCAGATAGATACAGATCAAAGATTTACAGTAGATCATTTTAAGAAGTTAGTCAGTGCGGCTGATAAAGATAAACGGCCTATTGTGTCAGGTGTTGTGCATGGTGGTTGGGAAGTTGGTGAGTTATACCTAGAGCCAGTGCCATGCATATTTAAGTTAGGTAGTGATAATGGTTTGTATGCAATACATGACTATGAGCAAGATTCAATCATTGAGATAGATGCGTGTGGTACAGGTGCAATCATCATACATAGATCAGTATTGGAAAGGTTTGTTAAAGAAGCCGACCCGGTACATCAAGGTGATAAGTGGGGCTTCTATCAGGATATGCCATTGCATAAAGAATGGGTCGGTGAAGATTTGTTGTGGTGCATTAGGGCTAAGAGTTTTGGGTATAAACTATATGCACACACAGGTGTACAGATGGAACATCAGCGTAAGATGTGGATAGGTGCTAAACAGCACAAAGACTTTGAACGCTTTAGGCGTGCAAGATTACAGAGTGAGGAACAGATCAATGGCGATAATAACATCACATCCTGATATAACTACAACTGCATCAAAAGTTATCAATGTGGATAATGTAAGTAGGTTTGTAATGATTCATGCTCATCAAGGCGGTGTTTATATTGGTAACAGTGGCGTGACATCCGATACTGGTTACTTATTGGATTCAGATGATAAGGTTGAGTTTGAATTACAAGAAGGTGAAGATTTGTGGGCAGTAACAGCCACAGGGACTAAAGACCTTTACATTTTAGTTAGCAAGATAGATTAAACAATGAGCGTGTTTTTTCCCATTTTGAGCGTGGCTATAATAC